ATCAAATAGATCATGAAACTGAAGCCGATAATCTTGAAGGATTCTGGGTGGATGAATCTAAATCATGGGATGATAGTTTGGATGAATATTACGTCAATCTCACAAACATAAATTTTAGAAATAACAACGTGCCGACAAATGTAAAAAGAATAATCATACGAGTCAAATATTGGCACACTGATAAGTTATATAAATATATAACACACGATATAGAACACACGTGGCCTCCAAAAAGAAGCAACGACATGATTTTTAATATGCCCCTCATATCGGCACACTTAATCGATGACGATGGCGAAGAGGTTCGAGATGTATTACGCAAGGTCGTTAGGTACAGAGGACCATACGGCGAATTTAGTGGGAACGAGAAAATAAAAATTTCCGAAATGCTTTATTACGATTATCACATATTGAAAATGGATCTACCTAAGATTCGTTTGAAGAACGCACTTGGAAAAATTAAAACCGTCTCGACCATAGATGGGTACATAGCCGACCTGAAAGTCGTCTAGGATTCATCCATCTTTGTCGCGAGATAAAACGATAAATCACCCAAGTTTGCTACGTTATATTTAAGAATCAAGAATCTATTTAATTCTTCTTGCATTATTTGAACGGTCGAACACATGCTCGTCGCTTTCGTAAATATGTTTAGATACCTCAAACTATAGATACCGGACATTGAACATGGGCTGTGCTCGGGGCATTCGATGATCGTTTCTTGGTTAGCAAAGTCACCCGCACACTTCAATCCGATGTGTTGTTCGTTTCTGAATATTTCGATATCCGGTCCAATATTGTACATGTCGCGACAGATTCTCTGAAAATCCACGCTGGGCATCGGTGTTATGGTTGTCATCGTAACGTCGGGGAGTTCGATTTGACTTTCATTGATATCGAGGAGTTTTAACACGAATTTCGTACATGATTTTTTTACCTCCGAATGAATTTCAATATTCATCGACTCCTTATTATCGATTGAAATTATCAATACATCACTGTTTGTGATCGATTTTAATAATTTGAACGTATTCGAGACGTTGATTCCCGCGATGATTGGTTCGGGACATGAATATTCCTCAAAATTTTCGGCTGAGAGGAACATGTCAACCAACGACGCACGCGCGTTATCCAACGTCGTTAGGTATAATCCATCCTCTTTGAAATATAGATTCACATCGTTTAAGATGTCTTTCAGTACTTCAAATGTAGACTTGATCGCACTGGCTTGAATCGTGGCGAGTCTCATGGTTTTAAAGTATTAGATTTATTTCTTTAAACTAGTATCGTACGCCCTATTGACATCTTGGTCGATCTTTGCCTGGAGTTCCGGTGTCATGCCGGGCTGTAAAGATGAACCGTACGAATCAAGTTCAAATATTTCGTCGACGCCATCTCCATCTAAAGTGGTCATCCCACACCCACCGAACCCAAACGTTTCAACCTGCTTTTGCGGCAATAAAGACTCCAACCAGTTCTTAATCTCCTGACCTACTAGCAATTTGCCATTTTTCGTCAACATAGTCGGCACTCGGTCGATTTTATATTTATACTGTGGTGGAATGCCGTGTGTATTAATATTGTGAAAATTTACGATCTGTCGCAATTGCGCATTTTGATTGATGAAGTCGATCAGATCTAGGCTGTGTGAACATTTAGGACTAAATAGAAGCAGCGACATCTAAAATAGAATATCAAAAAAATGTAAAATTTTACACGCAAATAATTTATAACGTACTACTAATGAACTGGCAGTGGGTTGTCAACACCGTGTTGATATTGATCGTCATTTACATAATAACCAGACGGGAGAATTTCAGTTACAGTGATCACAAACCAAATGACCCATTTTTTGTTGATGAGAAGGAGTTCGATCTGAAGGAGTATGACCTTATAGACACCGGGAAGCTCACACCGGACATGCTCGAACGAATGGTGCACCAAACGAACGAACGGATCAGCCACATCACGGGGCTTTGTACCTATATAATAGAGACTATAGGAGTAAATAAATATAAAAATAAGGAGAGCAAGGAGGAGGTGTATCGCGCGACTTTCATGGTCGTGAAACATGGTGGAATGCCGTTCGCGTTCGTCGTGACGTCGGACATTAAAATTTTGAACGATCCGACGTCTCAACACAATGTATCAGGCTTCGATGTAAATCTTCTCAAACAAGCTGATGATGAATCGAGCGCTGAGGTAAAGACAAGACTCGATAAGACCATACCACCCGCAAAAAAGTATAAAGATGAGAAAATTCGCGAATTGGCTAGTATAATACAGGATAATGACCTATCACAACAGCAAAGAGAGGAGAAAGCATCCGCGATCATCAGTGAGATTCTAGAAGGAATTAAGAATAAACAACCTGTCGTGATGGTACATAGTATAAGGACGCAACCCCTCGATTACAACTACCCTCAGGATCACACGATTTACACGAATAATTTCGGTGTCGAAAAATATGATGATTACACGAAGGTCCGAGAAAGTGAGGTCAATTTTATAAAGAGTAAAAGATTCAAAGAAAAGGAGATCATGTCATCGAATGACATGTATAAGACCACGCGAGAACCGGTGAGTGAAGACGTAGAAATAACCGGCATGGAAGCGAAACGTGCGCCACCGCCGATATATATCAAAAAAAATTCATTTGATTAATTTAATGATCAGTGTCGATGATATTTCTAAGATAGCTGATAGAAAAAAGGAGCTACTAAAGCAAACTTATAAGCATATCTATGAACAATCGTGTAAAAGGATCAAAAAACATGCGGAGTTCGGTAACAAACACGTATTCGTTGAAATACCCGGATTCGTGATGGGCTACCCATCATTCAATCGATATAAGGCGGTTCAATATATATTCAGGCAGCTCACGTTAGCTGGATTCATATGTACCATATATAACGACTTCGTCATACACGTAACGTGGGCTTTAAAAAAGGCAAAACCTACCAAAGTTCAGGAAAAACCACAGGAGGTGGAAGAATTCGGTGATTTACCAAGTTTCATAAACCTCAAAAAGGCTGCGAACCGCTATAGAGGTAAATGATGCGACAAAATAGATAGAAAAAAAGTTCAATCCATGATAAATGGACAACCTTAACGTACTCGTTGAAGCTAAGAGGGAATACCTTGGTCAACTGTGCGATCTCATGTGTCCGGTTATGATAGAAAATTTTGAAAAAATGTACGAGGAAGCGTACACGATGTCAAAGGGTCGGAAGGTTCTCGTGATGTTTCAAAAACTTTTGAAAGAGGTGCCAAATTGGTCCGAAGCAATGTCTAAGCAGCACACAGATAACATTTCCAATCGAATCGCGTGGTTTAACGATTTACTCGCTGCCGTTTTCGTGAGTTGTGTGAAAATCCTATCGGCAGTCCGTCTCTCGAAGGATAATAAGAAAATCGCGTTGAAATTACCAACCAATGAAGTGTTCGTGCAGACGTGTTATAACAACGTCGCGAAGGATCTCTATAGGGATCCTTACATTTTCCATGAATCTACGAATGAATACGAACGAAACGAAATTTTGTTTCAACGATTCTGTACCGCCATCGAAGCATCCGTCCGCGAATTGATTCCAGTACAACAGATTTTGCAGACCTACATGTCTCAGCACGACAACAAGGATATAGATCTCAACGAAGCTGAAGTCGGTGATTCGGAAGACCCCGATTTTGTCGATGAACTCCCGGAGCCAGAGGAATCGTTTGATGAAGCTCCCATGGACGAACCACCTCAGGATGTCGAGGAACCTGAGGCATTTATCCCACCACCCGACGACGCGTCACCACCACCGACCGAATCGCCGTTCGACAATGAATTTAAGTCGATCACGGGCGTACCAGCCGATCAACAGGAGACCCCGGTCGAAGATGATGATGTATTATTCCCAGATGCTTCAGAAGCGCCACAAAAAAAGGTTGCTTATAATTAAATGGAGTTCGAAGACTATTTGAGAGATCCAGTATGGGCAGCTATCATCGCGGGTGGAATCACTGCGGCGTATATCCATGTCAAGGCTAAGTTGAATAATGAAGAAAAATTAGAGACTAGTTCATACGCGAAACCAGCAGCGCTCAATGCTATTTTAGTATATTTTATCATATCATCTGGTGTTGGCAAAAGAGAAACAATATCTACAGAACCGTTCGCTTAAAGAATTAATCATATTATATAAAATAAAAGAGACATGACTTCTGTAAACGCATTCAACGACATGATGGGTCAATTCCTGGCCGAATTACACAAGACCTTTCCCGAAGAAAGGGCGATTAAGAAGAGTATGAGTGGTTTTGAACTCATGCGACAATCCAACCCAAGATTGGTCGTCGATGGCTTCATGACAGGTGTCGCGCCATACGCCGACAAAATCTCAGCGCGCGACGATACCTTTTTTCTCGAAGAATCAAAAAAGCTTGATTTTTTGAGGGGCATTAACATTGAGACACATTGGTCGAGTATTTCGGACGCGACGAAGGATGCCATCTGGCAGTATATTTCAACACTTTATATGTTGGGCACGACTATTTCGTCTATCCCAGAGGATACACTCAACATGATCGAAAAGGTCGCGAAACAGTGTGCCGATCAACTTGAGACCGATGGTGGTGGACTCGACGATTTGGATCAGGGGAAGCTGCTCAACACCATGCAAAACATGTTGGGTGGGATGATGAAAAAATAAACTTAGTATATTTAAATGAGTGCGAGTTGGTTTAAAGATCCACAGCAGCTTATTCGATGTGATAAAACATTAGAATTTTGGCCGACTAATAAACAGCCCACAGGTGATCGAATCAATTCGGCATCTCGGTTCATCATATATGCGGCGTGCGTACATTACTTGATTAAACGGGACAGACGCGTCTTCGTCGTCGCCGCGACTGCCTTGGCGATTTTGTACGTCTTGGAAACTTCTAAAATGATTAAACCAAGCGTCGAAAAATATCAAATTGAATTAGCAGGAGACAC